TCGTGGGAGGGCTCATATCCTTGAAGCCCTGGCCAAACGGAACCACAGTGAAGCCCATACCTTCCAGGTTCTGCACCATCTGCACAGCACCCCAACGGTCAAAAGCAATCTCCCGGATGTTGAAGCGTTCGCCCAGGGACTCAATGAACTGCTCGATGAACCCATAGTGAATCACATTGCCTTCTGTGGTCATGATGAAGCCCTGCCGTTCCCACACATCGTAAGGGACATGATCACGCTTGACGCGGAGATCGAGGGTCTCTTCAGGAACCCAGAAATACGGCAGTACCCAATACTTGTCTTCATCGTCAATCGGCGGAAACACGAGAACAAAAGCCGTGATATCCGTAGTGGAGGAGAGGTCAAGCCCGCCGTAGCAGACACGCCCCTCCAGTTCGTCCTCGTTGACCGGGAATGCGCAGGCATCCCATTTGTCCATGGGCATCCATCGAACCGATTGCTTCACCCACTGGTTCAGCCTCAGCTGACGGAAGCTGTTCTCTTCGCCCGGGTTCTGCTTGGCGGACTCGCATGCCGCTTTCACCTTGTCAATCCCAACGGTGATGCCCAGGGAGGGATTGGCCTTTTTCCATACCTTTGGATCGGTCCAGTCCTCATCCTCGGCAGCACCGTAGATGACAGAATAGAAGGTCGGGTCTATCTTCCGGCCCGCCTGGATGTCCAGAGCTTTCTGATGCACCTCATAACAAATGCTGTTGGTGTCGTTGCCCGCTGTGGTGATCAGGAAATACAGCGGCTGCATACGGGCGTCACCGGAGCCCTGGAGCATGACGTCAAAGAGTTTTCTGTTCGGCTGTGTGTGCAGCTCGTCGAATATAACGCCGTGGGTATTAAAGCCATGTTTGTTCGCTACATCGGCGGAGAGCACCTGGTAAGAACTATTCGTGGGTAGATATGTGATCTTTTTCTGGGACTCCAGGATCTTCACCCTCTTGGAGAGCGCCGGGCAGAAACGGACCATATCCACCGCTACGTCAAAGACAATCTTAGCCTGGTTGCGGTCAGCGGCGCAGCCGTACACCTCGGCGCGTTCCTCTCCGTCACCGCATAAAAGAAGCAAGGCCACCGCAGCCGCCAGCTCCGATTTTCCTTGCTTTTTTGGTATTTCAATATACGCTGTGTTGAACTGCCTGTAGCCGTTAGGTTTCAGCACGCCGAAGATGTCCCGGATGATCCGCTCCTGCCAGTCGATAAGCTCGAAAGGCTTACCGGCCCAGGTGCCTTTGGTGTGGCAGAGGGACTCGATGAACATGACAGCGTAGTCGGCGGCCGCTTTATCATAGTGACTATCTTTCGCCATGAACCTCGTCGGACTGTATTTCTTCAGTTTTCTCATGGGCATCATCGTCACCTTCTTCTATTTGGCCGAGCCAGGACAGATCAGGCACGAACGCGTCATAGGGCAGATCCGCCCGGTCTATCTGGAATCGCATAATCATCACCTGAGGATTTGTGTTGTCAAATGTCTCCGGATTTGCAAACAAACAAGCGGTTCAAAGCGTTGTCGGATGCTTTGAACCGCTTGCTACATAAGATAAAATTAAAAAAGATGCTTGCGGGATTATTAGAAATACTGACCAGATAAAAGCTGATGAAGTACAGCAAGCATATCATCTTCGGAGTAGGTTCCGCCTTCTGTATAATGCTGAATAAAGCCAGTCAAACCACCGGCGGTGAAATAAGCTGCATATCGACGGCGATCAGCGTCAAGGCCGGATAAGAAGCATTCGCATTCGGTAAGGGAATCCTTGATGCTTTGATATAAAAGGTGGAAAAGCCCATTCTTCATCAGCAGAGATAAAAAGTCCCTGTGTGTCGAGATATAACCGCTGTATCCTTTACAAAAGCTCTCTAGGCTGCATGATTCAGCATGATCGACTTCCGGAGCATAGCAGTAGCTTTCCTTTAGGATAAATCTTATAACATCCTCCAAGGATGAATAGAAGCTATAGAACGTCGGTCTTGAAACCTCAGCCTCCCTGCAGAGTTCGCTTATTGAGATAGCGGAGAAGGGCTTATTTTCAAGCAGATCAGACATTGCGACAGCTATTCTGGTTTGTTTGTCTAGCGTATTATCAGTACATCCGCAACGCATAACTAGTACTCCAACTTGTAAAGAATTCTTGAACAAACTTGACAACTGTAAAGGCGTGTAGTAGTATTATATCAGATATTTTACAGTTGTAAAGTTGTCCGTCCCGTTGCAGGGATATATTTTTTAACCTTGAATTAGCACTCCAAAGCAAAGAGTGCCAAAAACTGATGAACGGAGGATAGTATTATGCCGGTTCTACCCATTCACAACACAATCGTCGTACCGGATTCGACAACATATTTTAAATCGGAGCATTATCGCGCACTTACTGGCCGTGGACCGGCCGTGGATAGCAAGGTAGCCTTAATCGTTGCTAAGGAACCGATCTCTATGGATATGGTAACGCCGGATAGCTTTTATCGCATCGGCATTACTGGTGTTGTAACGGATGTCAACGATCAAGGCTTTGTAGCCATACGTCTTCACAACCGGGTTACTATAAACGATATCCACCTCCATGGCAACAGGGGAATTGAATTGGATATCGTACGCCGTAATGACATAGACGACCTTGACCAGGGAGATGCGGATCGCAGGCTCAACGCGGTCAAAGAAGCTATGCTGGAGTTTGCGCAGAATATGCCGTGGGCTCAGGTCATGCGCGGATACGCGGCGCAGTGGACGAACCTGGGTGAGGTTGCCGCTGCCATGTCCCCCTGGCTTCCGACCACTAATGAGGAATGTTATGCTATCCTTGCGGAAGACAGTGTGCAGAAGCGTTTCGAACTCATAGAAAAACTGATCCTGGAAAACCTGGAGCTCATGAAGGTCGGGAATGAAGTCCGTACGGCTCAGGAGGAGGATCACCAGAAGCTCTATCGTGAGCAGGCCATCAAGAAACAGCTCGAATACCTCCAGAATGAGCTCGACGAGATGCATCCGGAAAACGTTTCCGACCTTCAGAAGTTAGAGCAGCGGCTGCAGGAAGCGCCCATGAACGAGGACGCCCGCAAGGAATGCGATAAGATCCTAAACCGCCTAAAACAGGAGGGGAAGAGCAGCCCGGAATACGGTATGCTGTATGACTATCTGGACTTTATAGCCGGGCTCCCGTGGAAGAAAGAAGAAGCCCATGTGATCGATCTGGATCGCGCAGAGGCGATCCTAGATGAAGATCACTTCGGCTTGTCCAAAGTGAAGAGACGCATCATCCAGCAGATTGCTGTTATGAACCTGAAGAAACAGCAGTCCGGGTCCATTATTCTGTTCGTTGGTGCTCCCGGTACCGGCAAGACCAGCATAGGCCAGAGTATTGCCCGGGCGCTGGACAGGAAATACGTTCGGGTTAGTCTTGGAGGCGTACGGGATGAGGCCGACATCCGCGGTCACCGCCGCACTTATATCGGCGCCATGCCCGGGAGGATCATCGACGGCATCCAGAAGAGCGGCGTATCGAATCCTGTCATGGTGCTCGACGAGGTGGACAAGCTGTCCATGTCCTATAACGGTGATCCTGCCAGCGCACTGCTCGAGGTGCTGGATCCGGAACAGAATTTCAGCTTTACCGATCATTATCTGAACGTACCGTTCGATCTGTCGGACGTGCTGTTCATCTGCACGGCCAACTCCCTGGAAACCATCCCGCAGCCGCTGCTGGACCGAATGGAGGTCATCCAGTTCCAGGGATATACACCTACGGAAAAATACCAGATCGCCAGAAGGCATCTTATCCCGAAAGCCATGGAGGCTGTCGGCATCGGCGAAGGGGAACTGCAGATCCCGGACGATACTCTTCGGGCTGTGATCGATGACTACACCCGTGAGGCGGGCGTCCGCAGCCTGAAGAAGCGCGTGGATGTGCTCTGCCGCAGCGCCGCTGTAAAAATCGTCCGGGGAGAAGATACACCGGTCATCGTATCAAAACCCGAGCTCAGGGATTACCTTGATATGCAGCCGCTCCATCATCGGAAGGTGAAGGACAGCGCAAAAGCCGGCGTGGTGACAGGGCTTGCCTGGACGCCGGTGGGCGGAGATGTGCTTTATATCGAGGTCATGCTCACAAAGGGCAGCGGAAAGACGATCATCACCGGCCAGCTCGGTGACGTGATGAAAGAGTCCGCTCAAATCGCCGTGAGCCTCGTGAAGCATATGTTCCCGGACCGGGCAGAACTGTTTGAGAAGAACGATCTGCATATCCACGTTCCTGATGGTGCAACACCGAAAGACGGCCCCTCCGCGGGTGTAACACTTACGACGGCGATTGCGTCCCTAGTAACAGATATCTCTGTTCCTCCAGCTGTCGCCATGACGGGCGAAGTCTCGCTGCAGGGCGACGTTAAGCCTATCGGTGGACTGCCGGAGAAGCTCATGGCTGCGCAACGTGCGGGCGTGAAGAAGGTATTCATTCCTGCAGATAACGAAGATGACCTCCGTGATGTGGCTCCTGAAGTAATTGAGGAGCTGGACATCCGGTCGGTTTCTTACACAGCTGAGATTTTGGAAGAGCTCGGCATCATGTTGCCGAATCCTGTTATGAAAGTAGTATAAACCAAGATGCAGAGATGCGCAGAGGGCAGACCTTTTACAGTCTGCCCTTTGTTTTTTATTGTGACATCGCCCAGGCGATTGCATGTCCGTTATCCGGGAACATCTTGTTGCTGACTGCCGTCAGTTTTATCTCGCCCTCGCAGGTGTGGTCGTCCGTGGTGAAAGTGTACACCGCGCCGAAGTAGCAGTCGGCGTTCCGGCCGCCGTAGTAGTATCCGGCGAGAAGTACCTTGTCCCCGAAGTTCAGTGTGCAGCTCCAGTTGCAGGCGAGCATCTCGGGGGTGGTGGTTTCCGGCAGCCTGTAGGTCTTCGCTTTGTTCATCATGGTCTTTGCCCTCCGGTTTTCTTTTTGTAGTCACATATTCGCTCTGAATCGGCGATATATCA